TTGTTTTGTACTGTCATATTGAGCCATTCTTACACCCTTCCTATTAATATTTCACTACCAACTTTTCTTGCTGGGCCTATAGTAGGTTGTAACATCTTGGCATACGCATCCATTGCTTGTTGTGCTTGTACTTGTCTTGCTTCTTCAATCTCTTTTAATTTTTGCTGTTCTTTTAATTTTGAAACTTCTTCTAAAAGGCTTTGTTTTAAACTTCCTGCTGATATTTTTTTTCTTAATTCAGCTTCAGGTCCTCTAACTCCTGCTTGTTGCAACGCTAATTCAGATTGTGCCAATCCTCTTTGCTGCTCTGGTGTTTGACCTAAATTTATCAGCCTTTGCATATTCGAGATAACTGCTGGCGTTCCGCTCATTCCTGCTAGTCCTTGCCTTGCTTTTAGTAATGCTTGTTGGGCACGTTGTTGCGCTTGTTGTTCCCCTAATGCTTTACCAGATGCTATATCTTGTTCTAGCCCTAATTGTTTTTGAGCTTGTTGTATTTGTATGTCTGTTAAATATTTCTGTAAATTAGCTTCTTGTTGAGCTATTTTTTCTTTGTCTTTACCTTCATAATACGGACCAAAAAATAATGGGTCTGATCTTAATACAGCTTGCCCAACTTTTTTTGTTGCCTTCCATGCATCTCCAAATATTCCCATATTAATTCACCTCCCAATTATACATTAAATTTATCACAGTTTTTTTATAATTTTTTATCATTTTTTTGAATTTTTTATTAATTTACGGTAAAGTACCTTCCCCAAGTATTTTCCAACCTCTAAAACTCAATTGGCTTTCAGTTTCTAGCCTAAATCTAATCCATCGCCCATATTGATTGATATAAAACACATTGTAATCTTCTTCGTCGTCATTAGTTTCAAAATCATTTTCGTCAAAATCGTCAAAACTAAATGCTGCTCCCTCATAATCAAATGAACCTGTTTTGGTTCTAACTGAATTTATTGTAACATTTATGTTTACAGTATTATCACCATCTTTGTCATAATAAATAAATAATTTTGAAAATAATTTAAAATCTTCAGTTGCTGCTATTTCTGGTATTTCAAGGTATGCTTTTATCGCTTCCCCTCTATAAGTATCAGATTGATACATATGCTCTACAATTCCAGCATTTTTTTGACCGATAAATAACTTGTTATCAAATTGGCCAAACGTCCAATATTGTGGCGTATAGCTTGTTGTCTTTATAAAATACTTTGTCCAACCAGCTATTCGAATATCATAAACATAAATATAATCACCTACGATTAAATGATATTTGTAATCATAAAATGCTGCGTGTAAATCATTAAGTTTTAGTAAATTTATAAACACTTGGTTATTTAAAGGGGAACTATAGTTTTGTGTTTTTAAGTTGTCAAAACTTGTACTTAAATTAGTCGCAATATTACCGCTAAAAATACGCACGTCATATAAGTTTGAAACAAACATAACCCCACCAGTAACAATGTCATTTTCTGGTATACGTGCAATTGTAAATCCATCTGCACAACCTACATTTGACGTTGTTTGCTGTATCGTTGTAGTAACTCCCGATATATCTGCTATATATATATGTTTTTCAGAAAAAACAATAATTTTGTCATAATCTGGTATTAATCCAGTCAAGCGTGTGTTGTCGTTTCCTATTCCACTAACGTCATATACGCCACTTGTGTTGAAAAACACTTCTATCTCCGGCTCTGTCACATATAAATAGTTAGGACGCAACGGATTTACACACCCAATAATTTTTTCATTTTTGACCGTTATAAATTGAGGTGTAGGGCAACTACTGTTAACACTTGGAATAGTTGCTCCCAATGATCCGTCTGCAATATTGTCTACATATGAAGTCGTCACGTTATCCGCTATTGTCGCAACCAATTTAAGCTCTGTGCCACCTGCTGTAGTCCTATATATTTTTCTTTGTGAAACGTCACTATTTCCGACCGGCAAACTCAATGTAACTGAATTACTTGATACCGTTACCGAGTTACTAACCGTTCCTAATATTATCTCGACGCCCGATATTTCGTATGTTAATGCATAATAATATGTGCCTGTTAATACACCAGGGGCAGATAAATCTTTTGCGGTAGGTGCCCCCATTTGTTTAACATAATTACCGTCATAAACTAACGGGTAATCGACACCATTTGATATAAATAATTTGTCATTTAATATAGCAAATGTGCATTTTTTGTTAGGGGTCAATCCTTGATATATTACTACGGGTGTAACTAAAAAGTTTTTTATAACTTCGCCATTTTTAACAATAATATCTTCTGAAACAAAGGTCGAACTTGCATTTATATACCTAAACCGTGTAATGCCGTCTATCGGCCCATCACCAGAATTATAACTAATTGAGGGGGCTTTGATTTTTTTGCAACCTGTCACGGTGTCATAGTTCATGTTTTCAATATTATAAAAGTAATCGCTAGGTATAAATTTTCGCCCTTTGTCGTTTCTTAAACCTTTGGATTGAAAACTTTGTATTTCAAATGCCATTTAAATATTACCTTTTAAAATATATTCTGTAATAGTATCTAGGGTATGTAGGGTTTTTACCTGTTTTTTTGCTGGCCAAGGTAAAAAACACATGTGTTGCCAATGCATATTTGTATAAACTTTTTTAGTGGGTTCTTTATAAAAAGTCATGCATGTTACCTATTTTTATGTTTGTTCCAGTGTTGTCACTAGCGTATCCGCTTTCAATTGCAATGTTTGCATCGGCAAAAAATGACGCTGCATCTATTTTATATCGTTCTGCTCTAGCCGCATCTATTTTTAATAACAATTTATAGGCGACAAGGTCGCTAATAGGTTCAATATGTTCGTCGGGTATTTCCATAACTTTATCTAATTGGTCTTGGCTTATATTATCGTTAGCATCCACCGTAATTACGAAATGTTTACGGTAATAATAAATAACTAAATTATTATTAGTAACAGTATCATCATTGGAATGTGTTGCTGCAGTTGTATTTTCTGAACCTCTAACACAACCAGTAAATGTTGTGCTTGTTTTAGATGAATATCTAATTTTTTCTGTTCCTATTGTGATATTGCCTTGAGACCTAGGAAACCCATCTGTAGAATCTACAGTAATGGTGGTATCAGTACTGTTAATACCGCCATTCAATTGAGTATTTTTGGCTGTAAACGAATTTAACGGGTATATGGAAATTTCATTGTTCCATACGGTGTATGACTCTGGTATGCCACTTATATTTGACATATCATATATTCTATTTGCCTCAATGACATTTAAATATTTTAATTCATATTTCATTGTTCCATTGTAAAGATAAACAAATTTGTAACCTTGCCCACGGATAATGTCTGTAGGTCCAACACCCAAACGAACATTATTTCCCATAGGTACGGTATGAATTGCTTCTATACCTCTTACATTAGCCGCGTATAAATCTAAAGAGTTTTTTAATTGTTCGACAATTAAGGCATTTTTAAACAAAACATTACTAGCTTTACCGGTTAAATCATCTGGCTCATTAATTGCATTTTTTATTCGTATTAATACTTCAGATACTTTCATGATTTCACCTCTATCGCTGTTTCAAAACTCGGATTGACGTTTAATTTATCTAGTTCTTTTCGTAATGCTTCAATGTCCTCTTTTTCTTCTATAGTAGCATATTTTTGAAACTTCACATTGTTGCGTAACCATTCAATACTGACCATAAAATCATGTAAATTGTTTTTGGTTGTGTCATTATTGTACATATCCTTTTGATGGAAAAAACGTCTTATGTCATGCAATAATTTTTTATCTACTTTAGAACTAAATAGGCTCATTGTGTAACTTCGTCAAAAATTGTTTGTATTTGCTGTTTTTCATCGTCTGACGCATTTTGGTCAAAGTTTTTATTTGCACGTAAAATGTCAATACTGTTTTTTAGCTCATTTTTTTGTGCTAAAAATGCTTCTTGTTGACTTTTTTTAAATTCACCAAGCGCAACCTCTTGCAAACTAAAAATCTCTCTATAATTTTTCAAATTTAGTTTATAATTTTTGTAGTTGTTTACTAACTCGTGATTATTGTTGATATTTTCTAATGTCATTTCTATTTCTCCTTATTCTCGTATTCTACACCATACTTTTCAAATTCCTGCATTGCTAGGGCATCTTTTCGATCCCCAAAAATCAGAATATTGTATATCCCACTCTGCTCTACAACAATTTTTGCTCGTTTGCCCCCTTCGATTACCTCACCCCACGCCCTACCAAAATGCTTAAATGGGTTTGCCCATACCAAACTGTTTTGGTTTAAATGTTCAAAGTAATCGGGCAAGTCAATATAATTATCGCCTTCACCACACTCAAGCTGGTACTTGTATATATTACCCCCTGCACTTGGTGTTTCCACAAAGTAATGACGCAATCGGTGGGTATCCTTTTTTGCTGGGTCTGGGTGTGCAATGTCAAATGAACCTGAGCCTTTTGACAATGAACCGCTCACAATAGCATTTCCGTTTACGTGTAATTTTTGTGACGGACTATTTGTTCCTATCCCAAAATTTCCACTGTTGGTTAGTCTCATTTTTTCAGAACCATTTGTTCCAAATACTAAACCGTGGTTAGTGTATGTTCTTAAAACTGCCGTGCCACCACCAGCATAAAACTGACCTAAAACCCCGCCATTGTTTCCATACA